CTTCCAACCATGAAATGTTTGCAGGATCCATGAAATATGGTCGCGTGAGGTTGGGTTTAACTCTTTCAGTTTGGTGAACGTACATCCTTCGACGTATCCAGAGGTCTTGTTATTTCGTTTAGGAGTAAACTCTGATCCCTTAACGAAAGGATGCCTGTTGCGTAGTAGTTCACAAGTTTGCTCAAGCTCTCCTCGGAGAGAAGATGCAAGTTCCCATGCAGCCTTTGTATCAAAGTGCCATCCATGTAGTTCTTGTTTTGTGAGTAGCTGGGCGACGTCGTGTTCTAACGAGACCCAGTCAGGTAAGGGTGGAAATGCTCGCATAATTTTTTGGTGACGTTTACATCTTGGACGCAGTAATCCTGCATCTCTTGAGACCACGTCTTCCAATCAGTGTCCTTCCCAAACGAGCCTTTGAACTCGCCCAGGCGGTACCCGTAGCTCTCAAGGCTGTGCCGTCCCCACATGTAGGAAGGCATGTTTTTCCAGCGTCCGTTGTACGAACCGTTCTTGTTCTTCGGGCCACGATCGACATCAAGAATGTCAGCGTGGTAAAGCCGAGACAACAACAGTGTGTCTACAACCAGGGCGGAGGGCTTGAACCACGGATAGATCTTCTGAAGTACAGGTATGTCGTAGCCGATGACATTGTGGCCGCAAATAACTTCTGTATCTTCAAGGCGTTGAACGCCGCGACTGATAGGTTCGCAGTCGCCCTGGTCGTTGTAGACAACAACTTCGTCAGTCTCAGTGTCATAGATGACAAGACAGTGAACACAGGTAACATCATCTAAAAGACCGTCACTTTCCAGATCGAATACTAGCATTGCGCCATACGTAAGTTTTATCGACGAACTGAGCTTTCCGTACCTGCTCCTGTGTAGGAGGATTGGGCTTAGAAATCTGTTGTTGCGTCAAACTCTTGTTCGGTGGATTGTTCATAGAATTTGCAAGTGTTCAGGTCATATTTGATTTTACAGGCGACACCAACCTCGCCTGAATATCGATTTTTAAGGACTCGCACAGTCGTAGCATCTCGTTCAGATCCGCTCTGCTGATCTCTCTCCAACGCAATACATGCATCGCTGAGTTGAGCAATAGCAGCGGATCCGCGAAGCTGTCCAAGCGTGACCCTGGCTCCCTCTTCATGGTTGACATCGTTACTCGTTCTCCGTAGGTGTGAAACAAGGAACAACGAGATACCAGTACGCTCAACCAATGAGCGGAGTTTGGTCATCGTTGTGTCGATCATCCGCCGCTCGTCGCCGTCAAGGCCACTGAGCAAAATAGACAGGTGATCAAGGAAAACAACACGGGTCTCAAGAGCAGACGCCATGTATTCGATTCGGTTGTAGACGTGGTCTGGGTCGTACGATCCAAAGCCGTCAAAAAGGTGGAGATTCCACTTGGCGATGGTGTCATCGAACGCCTTGACTAGCTCAGATCGATCATGCTCTCCAAGGTGGAGACTTCGTCCTGTTGCTGCGGACATAAGTCCGAGAGCTGTACGGCGGTTTGACTCTTCAAGTGCCATGTAACCGACCCGTTCTCCTTGGTTAAGCAAGTGAGTACATAAGTCGCGACAGAAGGACGATTTGCCAATCCCTGATCCCGCAGTAATCGTAACAAGCTCTCCGTACCTGATCCCGTGAAGCTTTTGTTGTAGTCCTTGAAAGGGGTACTCATGGTCTGAGGGTGGAGTAGGTGTTGTAACGACCTCAAGCAGTGTCTTTGCGTCGACAATGCCGTCTGGTTTGTATTGCTCGTGGGCGAAACTCAGAAGGTCACGAATGGCCTTCGTATCTTTCGCCTGTAAAGCCTCTGAGGCGTCCTTGTAGTTGGCTAGAAAGCCGATGTAAGCCTTGCCAGGTGGTAACACCCCGGCAGCCTCTTCGGCGGCCTTACGGCCCGGCGGATCATTGTCAAAGAAGAGAATGACCTTGTCGAATGCCTGTATGTATTCGTAGTTGTCCTGCATCGCTTTCTTAGCTGACGCAGCACCATTCGGAATCGATGTAATGGCGTAGTAATTAGGTTGTGCCTCATAGACGCTCATGGCGTCCATCTCGCCTTCTGTGATGACAAGAGTGCTTTCAGTACCCTTGCCGCTTTTGATCGTGGTTGTCTTGGGGAACTTGTTCATACCGAACAAGGTCTTGACTGTCCCCTCCACTCGGAACTGTTTGTCAGGAGTTCTTACTTTTGCTCCGACAACCTCTCCAGCGCCATTGATGTAATAGTGGCGTAGAAGTTCTCCTTCTCTGTAGGTTTTGTAGAACTCACATACCTTTTCAGAGATTCCTCGGGAGTGCAGCCTTCCGGCTGATCCTTGTAGTCGTACATGTTGCACGCGATGGTGAGTGTGATGGTTTGCTGTATCTTCGCCAGGTTTGTAGTACTGGCATTTGTGGCAATACTCGTGCCCGTCCGTGTAGATACTGTTTGCATCAGATGATCCACACTCCGGGCAAGGTATATGCCTGATAAATTCAGAGTCGCTCACAAGAGCCAATCAATAGGGATATTCGCGAAGGACGTCCACTTGATGCCGAGTTTGTCGCACCACTGTGCGTACGTCGTCTTCGATTTTTTTGAGATTGTGTTGAACGGTGCCTGAAAGACCATGCGGAGATCGATGTCAGGGTTCTGTTCGATCACCGCTTTGATCTTCTTACGATCCTTGCTGTCCCAGTAACCCTTCGCCTCAAGCCAGACCCCATTCGGAAGAATGAAGTCAGGCGTGTAGTTGTGTTGGATTACGTATGGGACCTTGGTCGATTCGTATTCGTATTTGACACCCAGTTCTACGAGAAGATCAGCGATCCTCTCTTCGAGACCGGATCGAAAAGCCATCAGAAGTCAATGTCGTCAGCAGGTGCAGCGACGTTTGGCTCCTGGGTTTTGAATCCTTTGGTCTTGCCGAACAGCTCGGCCACGTCCACGTCGTCCATGTCTCCAGTGTCCACACCAGCAGAGGTGGCAAGAGTCACGACTTGGACACCCTGCAACTTCAGGCTGGTGCCGTAGGTCACCTGGTCCTTGAGGATGTAGGGCTTTTGGAAGAAGGCCAGCTTGACCTTGCAACCAGAGTAAAGCGGGGTGTTCTCGTCTTCAATGGGAGTCCCCTCGGTATCAACGATGCCGGGCTTCATCTCCTCATTCCATGAGAACTTGATGGTGTATTTACCCTCAGCGACTTCTTCCCATGGCTCAGGCTTCAGGGTCGAACGCTTTGGGTTCTTGAGCTTTGACTCAGCCCACTTGAGACACTCAGGGCGTTCAGCTTCCAGCTTGTCGACGACGTCCTGGCCGACGACAGCTTTGAGGTTATACCCGAACTTGCCGGGCTTCAGTACGGCCTGAAATCCTTCAAGGACAACGGGCTGTTCAGTGACGATAGTGTTGCGTGCCATTAACAAAAGAAATAGGTGGAGTCAATCACCGACTGGGGTTCCAATGTGTCGATGATCGGAGGATCTGTCTCTGCTCCGATGTAGTGAGCAAAGTCGGTTAAGTAGTCATGCTCCGCAAAGAGATGCATGTATGTCTCACGAACAATGGCTGATAAAACAGACATGTCAGTAGCACGACAAAGTACAGAGTCGTGTATGAGGGAAATCGGTGCGTTGAAGCGTAATGCGGATAGGTGTAGGAGAGCAGCATCCAGTGAATGTATCAAATTTGGAGCAGTTGCGTTCTTGTGGTGGCTCTTATCAACCTCGTCACCCTCTTCAGTGGCGACCTTGATCTGGACACGACCCATCAGTTGCAGATCAAATTTCTGAACCTTGGGCTTCATCAATCTTTGACTGACGGTGAATCCAGATGGTGTTATCCATTCAAGAGAGGTAGCACCTCGGTCAATAGCCTTAGCGACCTCCTGCTCAATCCACTTCATGACCTTCATCGGTCCGGGAACAACGACGTCCATCGCATCCCGAACTGCTTTGACTGTTGCTGTGAGGTCGTCCTTCTCTACTTCGACGCCTTTTTCTTTCAAGGCTTCACGTATGTAGCCTCGATTTGAATAAGGTTTAGCGTTATAGGGGACAGTCATGACCGTTCTTTTGGTCGTTTTCCTGTCCATGTGAGGACGTATGCACTCAGGTACGTGTGGCTTAGCCTGTTCAGCAATAACTTTGTAAGCATCCTGTGGCCTATCACTAGGCAAGACATTTACGAGTTTCGCTGTACTGGCGTCCCTTGCCAATCCGGCAAGAATTTGTAGCCCACTACAGGTAGCATCAACAGCGACAGGCAGATGAGTGAAAGCTCGATCACAACAAATAACTGTATGAAAGTATTCGTCGCAGGCAGCAAGGAAAGTCCATGGCTCATCTGCGACCTCCCATTCGTGGAGGTATGTGATCGGGTCTTTAGCGACATTCTCTATTAGTTCATGGTTCTCAAGCGTCCATGCAATTCGTTCTTGCATTGGAGCTTTGTCCAATCCATACGTAGTCGCTACTTGAAAGGCAAGCCATTCTTCTGCCTCAGGTGTAACAAACGACCCCTCATGGAAGGTCAACAAAGACTTTCCGAAGTCGGTGTCCTGAGGTGTAAGAAAGGCAGGGATCGGGTAAGCACGACCCCTGTAATCGAAGCTCCAAGGAATGTAGAATTTGTCTACGTCTTGGAAGACTTCCACTGCGTTCATGGTCATCCTTGTACGACATGACCTTTGAAACGCTTGTGCGTTCTTGTTGTGAACCTCTGCTGCTGCACGACGATAAGACATTTCACTGTCTTTGTTGTCGTCGATGTCAGCAGGTTTGGGTGGTAGAGGTATCTCAACAATAGGGATGAACTTACCGACCGCTTCCCCTTTCTCCATCAACTGTTTTGCAACGTCGACGATGAAAGGATTGAGTCGGTAGGCAACCTTCTGAATCTTGTTCAGAAAGTTGATTGGAGTTTCTCCCTGTATACGGAAGGGGTTACCGCGACGGACCATGTCATACCCACGCATGACCTCATTGAGGAGGTATCCGCCTGGCCTTTCGGCGTCCCAATCGTTCGGTGGGATCAGCATCGGCCAGGCCAACGGGCTGAACAGCTCCGCCTGGGCCATGACCTGATCCTTGATCTCCATGAACGCAGGCGAAGGGATCACGTAGGTCGGTGTCTTCCTTCCTTCACGGCGCACGTCAAGCAGGAACCAGCCGCTGACCTCGCAGATGCAATCCAGCAGCCAGGCACCGAGCTTCACCCTGTTGGCACGTCCCCAACACTCCCAGTGCGGCACGTCATATCGGTGCATCAACGTCGTGATGACCTTGACCTTTTGATGGGTGCCGCTGGCTTGGTGAAAGTAGTTTTCCTTGATCGTGTGCAGCAGCCCTGGCACCTTTGCCTCGTAGTGACGCATCATGCACTCGTTCTCGATCGCTTTGCCGATGGCATCTGTGACGCTAGACACAAGTGTCGAAGCCTTTTTGGTGGCAAAGACCTTGTCGAACGTGACCTTGCAAGCAATGGCCGCTGCCACCTCTGGCTCAACGTCCTTCAGGTACTTTTGGATTTCCCTGAAAGCGACACCAGCCTGACCTTTGCGAAGTCTTAGGCGAGTCTCATGAATACGTGCCACCACAAGAGGCAAAAGCTGCTCAATAGAAGCCACGCCGTATGCAGTAGCGGACGCATACTCCTTGTCTTCAAGTTTGGTGGTGTTGTCTCGGATCTTGTTGAGTCCTTGACGTATTTGTTCTCGCTCAAGATCAACCTGAGCACTGATCTCTGCGGGTGTTGCCAATTAGTCGTCGAAGTATTGGGTTTGCATGTCGTCCATGACCTGCTCATACAGGAGCTGGATCACTTCATCCTTACAAGGATGCAGGTTGATTTCTTCAATCAACGTATCAAGACGGAAGTTGAAAGTAGCGTCAGTCATCATCGATGTTTTCAGGGTGAATGTAGTGGATTGCGTCATGGGTGCAAACACAGAACTCATGCGTTTGCTTGTCCATGTAGTCTCTGACCTTGTTTTCAGCCGCGTGCTGTCGTTTGTAGACGTGCTCCTTGACCTTCTTAGTCTTTAGATTGGTCGCACGTATGACACAGACGACATCAGCAGGTAGCTCCCACGCTGCGATCTTCCATTCCATGATCTCCTCAAACGTGTGAGTCTCAAACAACTCAGCAGGTGCATCCTTGAATCTTTTCCAGTTGTTTGGAAAGTACGGTGCTTTACCACTCATCAGCTCTAGTTACATTCAGAAGTTTGCAGTGTCTGTCTGTGGACAATTCCAGGGCAGAGTAGGCTGCATCCATGGAATCGGCGGCGAGAATGTACATCTCCTCGCCACTTGACAGTGTCACTATCCACTCCTGCAATGGTGAGTGTGATAGATCAAGAGGTTGTTGTGGCCTTGCGTCTTCGGGCAGGCCGAGGTTTTCGGTTGACATTGTTGAGAGCATCAGATTGCAATATGTCCTTGTATTGTTGTGTCCACTGGTGGTTAGGGAAGTGATGCAACCAACAGGCGATTGCGTTCCTGATTAACCATTCATTGTCCTTTTTCATTTGCGCTGGTAATACCTCCCGGTGATACGATTAGCACGCTGCCAGATGACAGCAGTGCTGAACAATCCTACCATACCGATGATGGCAAAGATGATGTTTGATTCAGACCAGATCATTTGTTCTTCTTATCCTCGTAGTGTTTGCGGATGTTGT